AACCAAAAAAGAAGTATTTATATTATTCATAATTTATTTTATTCTTTCAATACCAAATGATATACCCATTCTTGTACCATTTGGTTCAGCATGATGAAATGTTCCTCTTGGGTTCCATACCATCTGCCCGGGCTGCAGTAAATGTTTTTCGACTTCTTTAGCGTGCGTGGGTCTAAGTACGTCTGTTATACTATCAGCATTTTTAGGTTTGTATATTCCCCAATTAACTGTTCCTAATATTTGCAGATACAATACAGACATAACGTCGCGGTGGATTCCAAACGTTGAATGTTCAGTCGTTAAACCAAAAAAGATATGAGCAGTTATGTTTGTATTTGGAAACATTTCCTGGAGTTCATGAACTATATCTTTACCGCCTATTTCTGGGAAAGACCCTCTTTTATCGCATTTTAATAAAGCTATTGAACCCAAATCAGATTTATTAGTAAGATGATCCCTAGGATGAGTATCCATAAACTTGAACATTCGTTCCCAAGTCATATGGCTAACATCTATCTTCTCATCTAAAAACAAATAATGATCTGGTAATTCAGGTAACATTGTTTAATCAACTTTTTTATTGATGCCAATATTATATTTAGATTTCAATGACCATTTGTCTTTGTCTTTAAATGGTATAATTTTGATCTGTCTGAGAGGTGCAATCAATGCGCCGACTTTAACCTTATCAACTATTTGTACTAAACCCCAATCACCAAGTAACTGAGCAATAGTATTCCTACGACCGATATCGTTTTCAGAAATATTTGAGATTTTACCGTCCAAAAGAAAGAGTTCTTTAAAATGTATAATATAATACCTACCTTGCTTATGAAGTATATGAGCAGATTGATATAAAGAATTATCTTTTTTAGATGCGACGCCTATACGTGTGAGAGTTTCTTTTACCTTTAGAAAATCGTTAGGCTCGTTTAAAGTAATCTCAAGCATTTCTGTCGGAGACCAGTTAAACTTTGTGTTTTGCCGTAGATCTTGTTCCACCTTTTTCCATCCTGTTTTTCAATATATTTATTTGATCGACATCAAAAAGGTTTACAACTTGTCTGGCTTTTTCATCAGAATAATTATAATAAGCTTTAATCACATCAATATTAGAAGAGGTTTCAGGTTTCATAAATTTACTAAACCTTTTTCTCTTTCTAATTGTATTTATAAAGAAATCGTATTTCATTCTGTTATCTAGGCCTGAATAGTGATTCATCTCATTTGCAAGGTGAATCGTATCCTGAAAATAGGATAACGACCGATTAATGATAAAAGAATTATAACCTTTCTCTTTATCATCATCAGTCATTATATCTATCTTGGTGACGTTAATACTATTTAAATACTCGAATGGGTTCATTTCCAATCAGCCGATGCCATGATCTGAGTCAAACACGCTACGGTATTCAACTCATGGTCAGCGACAAACGCGTCCTTATACTGATAATCAGCCAAGACCACGATGATTTCTGGTATAGACGCGGGCGTAACATAGTCATACACCGTATCATACACCTTACGAAACACCGCCGATGCTTCAAGGTCTATATTATCTACTACCCATTTACGCATCTTACGAAAGTTTTTATCTTTTAAGATCGACATTAACTCTTTAAAGTTATCATCGTTTACGTTAGATATTTCTGAAGCGGTATCGCCTGTGATACCGTATCGTTGCATTTCATTTAGAACACGACGCCAATCAGGGAAATGTTTTTCGATTAATAGAACTAAACCAGGAGTTGGTATATCAAGGCCTTCGTCTTTTACGATTTTCTGTAGACGAGCAAAGAACTCACCGGCCAGAACCGGCTTTTCTTTATTTGGTATAGAGAAATCGAACACCGAACATCTTGAATGCAATGGTTTAATAATACGATTTTTAAAGTTACAAGTAAAGATGAACCTACAATTATTACTGAACTCTTCAATAAACGCACGAAGTGCTGGTTGAGTAGATTGTGGGTTAAGGTAATCTGCTTCATCGAGAATGATTACTTTATACCCACCCATTAACGAAACAGAAGAGGCAAATTGTTTAATCTTACCACGAAGGGTGTCGATATTACCTTGTTCTGATCCGTTGATGAGTATATAATCTAAACCAAGTTCATTACATAATGCCTTGGCGACAGTCGTTTTACCTACGCCCTGAGATCCAGTGAACATCATGTTCGGAATCTCAGAACTATCTAGAATGGAAAGGAATGTCTTTTTAATTCCTTTAGGTAGTACACACTCAGATATAGTCTTCGGTCGATACTTCTCGACAAAGAGGAAATTATCACTCATGTATTAAGCTTTCATAATATATTTGTATGTTTTATTCAGTTTCTTCTTGCGCGCGCGACTCACATACGCCGACCATTTGAGTGCATTGATCTCGGAGCTGGCCAATAGTACTTAACTCTTCGCCTTTAAAACCACCACGACTTGACACCGTATCAATAACAGCAATCGTACTACGTGCGACCCTATTACTTAGATTGTAAATGATCTCGTCTTTTTCTTTATCTTCAGACATACCTTTTTCTTTCTTTGGGATTTTAGATTTAGATTTTTGATTTACTTTTTTCACACGCGATCCAGTATTGTATATTATCATTACTGATATGAGCAAACATTTTTTCTAAGATAGAAACAGTATAGTCACCAGGAATAATTTTTAGATTGTTAATGTTCAGTACAAGAGTAGGATCTTCGGAGGTGACATCACCTGGGACATCGATCGAATAATTATTCGCTGTACTATTTTCTACATCTGAAACAGTAAGCTTAATACCAGCTTCAGATTTAGTTACGACCAGATCAGAATGACCAAAGGCAGATGCCGCTTTTTTCAACTTAGAAAGAGTTTCATTATCTAGTTGGAATGTAACTACGGGATTGGTCATGTTCTGGGCGTTTTCCAGTAGCTTTTCATTTGGATGAGTTAGCATTTCAGCACTTGAATAGAAGTACTTAATGCTTGAAAGACCGGTGCTGTCGCCGATAATAACGTAATCATCTTCGAATTTAAATCGAGGAGAATCAACTAGATCAATAGCAGACAAGAATTCAGGTAGATCATATATACCTACTTCCTTATCGAAAGGCTCGGAGAGCTTATGCATCGATAGAATGTTACGAGCTTCCGACATAGTAGTAATCGAATCCCCGTGTTTGAACACAAAGTTCGGGTTAATAGTCGCATAGTTTTTTAAAACTGTGAGGGTCTTCGCGTTTAGTTCCATAGTATAGTCCTTGATTTAATTAATTATAGGTTTATTATAACACATTTGTTATGCTTTGTAAATAGATTTATGCAATTCTACTAAAGTTTTTATCTTTAACAAACTCGATTTTGTTTCGGAATTTACCTTCAAGTACGTCAGCCTTATGACTTATAATGAAGGTATTAGTATCTTTGTCTAGAGTATCTAAAATTTTAGTCAGATTATCTGTACCGTCAAAGTCCAGACTCGAATCAAATGTTTCGTCGAGTATTAACAGATTACAAGAGATAGAGTTTTTCATCTTAGCTATTTGACGCCATGTGAACAACAAACTCAAATCGATTCTGGCCTTCTCGCCTTCAGAGAATGAGTCATAATTGAATATATCTCTATGTCTTGATTTGATATTCTCAGAAAAGGTTTCATCGAGATTAAATGATACAAAGAAATCCATTACCTGTAAATAGTTATTGATTAACTTATTAATAACCGGTAGGTATTGCTTAATAATTTTAGTCTTGATTCCGGTATCTTTTAACAATTCGTATATGGCTTCATTATACAATCTATTTTCAAGCATAGTATAACGTAAGCTTTCTATTTCTGAACGATACTCTTCGAGCTTATTCAGTTCAATCTTAGATTTGCTTACGTCAGGATCTTTATTTAATAGATCGTTTATTTGTTTTTCAATAGCTTCTATCTGACGATTTTGACTGTTTATGATAGTATTATTAGAATTAATCTTATTCTGATTATCATATAACTTATTCAATTCAGTACTAATCGTAACGGTACTCGAAGAGTTTGATTTTTCTCGGGTAGTAACCTCGGTCATATCAGCACTTAAAGCTTTGGCCTTCGTCTGAGCTTTACTGATATGAGTTTCTTTTAATTCTGAATCTAGATCTTGGTGGCATGTCGGACAATTATCGTTGTTCTCGTAAAACTTAGCTTCTTTTACTACCTGGTTTATTTCAGCATTGATATTCGCGCCTTGCTTCATGATAACAGTTTTTTGTTTATTTAATTCCTGTAGCTCAGACTCGAGTCTATCTTTATTTGCGTCAAGTTTGCGCTTTAGATCATTGTTTTCCTTCTGAGTAACAACAATGCCGGCAGTAATAGTATCTTGTTCGGTACGTTTATTCTTAATAATATCATCATTAATTACCGCTACCTCGGAAATATAATCATGTTTCAGTTTAATCTTTTCTTTGATTAACTTGTATTGGTAATCATTGTCAGCTAATTGTTCTCTTAACTTACCAAGATTTTCCTTGATTCCTTCACGCATAACAGAAAAGATCGTGATGTCAAGTAGGTCCTCGATTATTTCACGTCGTTGGTGCGTAGGTAATTGCATGAAAGGTATAAACGAACTTGAACCAAGAACAATAATCTGATGGAATGATTTGTGATTAAATTTTAGGATAGTTTGTTCTAATAACTTTTGATAATCACGAGACGTAGAATCCTGATTAATCATGACACCGTTTTGCCAAACTTCAAATATATTCGGTCTAATGCCACGTACTATTTTATACTGAGTCTTGTCAGCTTTAAAATTAACTTCAACTAACGCATTCTTTTTATTGACAGAATTAATCAACTGATCCTTCTTGATATTACGATGGGCCTTACCGAAGAGACCAAATGATAACGCGTCAAGGAGAGTAGATTTACCAGCACCGTTCTGTCCGACGATCAGCGTACTCGAAGAACGATTCAGAATAATCTTGGTAGGGTTATTGCCCGTAGACAGAAAGTTAGACCATTCAATGTCCTCAAATATAATCATTATACAATTTCCTTGTTCAGTGATTCTATATATACATTGTGTATCATTGACTTGAGCTTAGTTTTATCTAGCGCTGTATCAATTTCATCTACATACGAATTCAAAAGTTCCGTTGTATTCTCAAACGAAATATTATCGTCACCAATATTTTCACCCGTAAATTCAGAGAAGTCTTCGGCGATTTTCAGTTCATGTATATCTACACTATTCACGGCATCAATGAATTTATCAAACAAGAAAGGATCATTTTTATTTACTACTATAATCTTAATAAATTGATTTTTAAGCTTAGCGAAGTCATAGTCTTTATAGTTATTAATCGCATCGTCATAGATGATTTTAGTGAATAACGTTATTGGATTCCTTACCATCTCTAGCTCGCGAGTTTCGGTATCAATCACATGGAAATATTTAGGATCATCGGCATCTGACCAGGTAAATTCCATACTCGAACCTAGATAATGAATATTACCTCGTGTTGATTTAGTATGAAAATGGCCGGTCAATACCTTTTCGAATCGTGAGAATATAGTAGATGACATACCACCTTGGCTAGTAATACCCTTCATCATCTCAAATCCGTCTAATTCTAAATGACCCATAATCCATGAGGCTTTACAGTTTTTAATAAATTGCATAGACTCAGCATAATTCTCGTTATTTACCCAAGGTAGCATAGCCATTTTGAGTCCGCCGTAGTCGTACACCGCGGGATTCATAATGATATTAACATTGCCGGTATAGAAACCTAACAATTCTTTGAGCGCACATAGGTCATTAGTATTCTTATAGAACACGTCATGATTGCCTGGAATAATATCCATGCTGATACCCATTTGTCTCAGTGGTTCGAGAAAGGTTTTACGGTTTGAATTAAGCGCTTTATAGTTTATGTACTTACGATGATCATAATAATCTCCGCCATGAATTATTTGCGTGACATTATTCTCTTTACAATAAGGGAAGAATATGTCTTGGTAGAATGAAGATTGATAATTAATAAAAACTTCAGACGAATTACGAGTACCGCAATGGGTATCCGTTAGGATAGGTATTTTCATTATATAATGTTATTCCATAATTTTGGATAGATCAGAATCGGCGTGGGCCGTTGAACGCTTTTTTCTCTTCTTGGATTTCACATATTCAGAGAAATGCTGATCGGATGTCTTTACTAGATTGATTCTGTCTTTAAGAATGTCGACGAATCGATTAGAGACACTGATACTTTCAGCACTTCCGTTAGTCACATCGGCAAAATCATATATACTACCTTCAGAGATATAGCGCATTTTAATATCTTGTTGCTTCTTCTCTTTGGCAATACGTCGTAAAAAGGCAAAATAAATGATTTGAGTAAAATAAGCAAACGCGTTGGGTTTACCTGTCCTCGTAGCATATTCAATATTATAATTCAGTATAGCTTTCAGACTATTCTCTACGCCGTCCATGACCATTTCTTCTCGGTAGGTATAGCGCGCGAAATTAGATTTGTGGGAAAGTCCGTTGGCTATTTTAAGAAAACATTCAGCCAAATAATCAGTGACTATAGGTAGAGGTTTTTTTGCCTTGGTCGCGGCATGTACGGTTTTGACATATTCGACCACCGATTCAGAGAAGAATCGATTATTAATATAATGTGGTCGGTCTTTAGGCTTAATCTTTTTCGTAATTTCCATTTTTATTTCTCATACTTTGCGTTGATGATATATCTATTATATATTATATTTCATTATTTGTAAATAGATTTATTTATTTTATTTATTTTCCGTTTTTCTATTTACATACATGCAGTTTTATGTTATAATTAAGTTATAAACTTATTCCTTATCAGTAGTACCTAATTTAAACGGCGGTGAACAGGATAGGGTCTAATGCAGTTTAGGATTAAACTTGATAATATTATCATTACCTGAATCTTTTTCATCCTCGACATGAGGTCTTAAATTAGTCGCGACGTCCATCAGACGCATATCCTTAAAATCAAGTTCAGCCTGTTGTTCCTTTTCTAATTCATCTTCCATTTTTTCTATTTCTTGGTGGTACCAAGAAATTTCTTGGTACCTACGATCAAGGATATCCATATGATCGTGTCTACGACCAAGGATATCCATATGATCGTGTACTAGAACTTCGGAATAAATCACGGTCAATTCTTCTGAGGCAATAAACATGGAGATGATATGCTTTTTAGATATGCCATATATTTTACCTAATTCCATACCTGGTATATAATGATAAAGAGTAACAAAATCACCAATAGGTAATTCAAACATATTTAAACCCGCATCACCAGGTTGAGGGTGACCTAAATTAAGTAAACAATAAATGTTCTTTAACGATAGGGTATCATCACCGTTTTCGTCAGTATCAGTCATTTGACCGATAATACTTTGCCCATTTGATAGTACACATTGAATGACGTCGTATTGGGGCGTGATAGCGTCTTCTTTATCCATTACTCTAACTCCATAGGTTTATGTTATATCAATATTATATATCTTATATTTAAAGTTCTCTTTTTCGTACAGCTTAATGCGTTCAGCGGCGTGCCCGAGTAGGTAGTTCTTATGTTTACGCCAGTGTAGGTCGTCGCACATATCTAATAGCTGTGTCTCTTGATTATTGTCGGCCTTACGTAATCCACGACCGATTGATTGTAATACACGAATAGGACTCTTACTAGGCGACGCGAATATAATATTGTGTAGGTTCTTAATATTAATACCAGTACTGAATACACCGAATGACGCACAAATAATAGCGTTCTTTTCTTTTTCAACAATCTTACGAATAGCTTCACGATCAGTTGATTCAGTAGCACCTGATATGAAATATACTTTACGCCCAGGAGCAGCACCGTTTTCAATCAATTCAAATAATTTCTTACCGTGTTTTTCCACGAATTGAAAGAGTAACAGTGTATTACCCTTTTGATCTAATGCTAGGTTAGAAACAAACTTGTTCCTGCCCGGGTGTGTGACGACGTAATCTAACTCTTGTTGATAGGTTAACTTCTTACACAATTCACGTATCTTTTCAGGGTAAAGTAATGATATAATATTAATGTTTAGTTGGGCAAGGGTATTCGCTTCTTGTAATTTCTGGGTTGTGGTTACCTTATACACCGGACCGAACGATCCTTGTAGTGTCAATTCATGTACTAATTTACCGTCAAGAGTACCGGTAGTTCCGAATCGGTACGGCACTTCAGATGCTTTATCCATAATCATGACTAACGATTTAGATTTAAACCCATGAACCTCATCACCAAATATAACCGAGAATTGGTCAAACCATTTCTTAGGTAATTTGTATATACTTTGCCATGTACTTACGACGATTGGCTGATTAGTTTTTTTCTCTTTACCAGAATATATACGATGAATAGCCTTAGCCGAATCAAGACCGTAGTCCTCGAAATCTGAATACATTTGTTGTACTAAACTTGTAGTAGGAACAATAATAAGAATTTTCTTCTTCACTTTAGTCAGCAAATACCGAGCGATAACGTAAATAATAAGTGACTTACCCGACCCGGTAGGTGAGAGC